TCGAAGACCGTCGCGATCGTGTACAGCGATACGTGAATTACTATTGCACTCAGCAGGACAAGGGTTACTTCGCTGACTTCGATCAAATGCTGTTCTACCTACCCATGGGCGGTACAGCCTTCCGCAAGTGCGGGCAGAACTGGGCGACAGGATTGCCAGAAGTGCGCTACGTCAAAGCAGTTGACTTCATCGCGAACTATCACGGCCAAGACTTAGAAACGATGCCGCGGTACACCTATCAGTTCACCATGGGCGGTAGTGATGTCCGGCGTGGTCAAGAGATTGGCATGCTGGCAAGCGATGTGATGCTGATGGCGCCCCATCCTGGGCAGGCTGAGAACTCCAAGACCAGCGACTTGGCTGATCAGCGCGTGCCGTCGCACCACGAGGATGACGAGAATTACGAGATGCTGGAATGCACGCTCGATTTGAATCTGGAAGAAGATGAGATTGGCTACACTAAAAACAAAGATGGTGAACCTGTCGCCGATGAAAATACACCCTCATGGCGCTCGTACGTGGTGTTAGTGGAAAAAAATAGCACTGAAGTGCTCGCTGTGCGTCGTAACTGGGTGCAAAACGACCCGATGTTCATGAAGCGTGTCACGTGGACGCGTTACAAGTTCCTACCTGGCATGGGTTTCTACGGTGCCGGCCTTGTGCACGTCATCGGTGGATTGCAGCTTGCTACCAGTGGCGCACTCAATGCACAACTGGATTCCGCATTCGCTGCCAACTTCCAAGGTGGATTCAAGGCACGCGTGGGTAATGCCAAAGGCGGGGAAACTGTTCTTGAGCATGGTCGATGGGTAGATGTCGAAATGGGCATGGAAGATCTCGCCAAGATGTTCTACACCCCACCCTTCAAGGAACCGAGTACTGCATTGTCGAATGTGATGCAAATATTGGTCGACACGGGTCGACGTTTCGCGGGTACCACAGACGTCGCGGTAGGTGATCAATCGAGCCAGAACGCTCCTGTGGGCACTACGCTTGCGTTGATCGAGCAAGCCAACAAACCTCAGTCAGCCATTCACAAACGGCTGCACGACTCGTTAAAGCACGATTTACAGATCCTCACGCAAGCCATTCGAGATTTCTTGCCGGAACGCTATCCGTACCAGATGAATGGCGTACCGCAAGAGATCATGGCCGAAGACTTCGCCGACGGAATCGATGTGGTGCCGGTGTCGGATCCCAACATCTACAGCTCCACTCAGCGCATCGCGATCTGTCAGGCCGTGTTGCAACTGCAGGCACAGGCACCGGATCTGTACAGTCGCAGCAAACGTGTTGCGGCGCACAAGATGATGCTGAAGGCATTACGTACCCCGGATCTGGAAGACATTCAGCCGGACGACGATCAAGCCCCTGTGTTGCAAGATCCCATCACGGAGAATGCCAACCTGATTCAAGGACACGCTGCCCAAGCATTCGATACACAGGATCACGCCGCACATATCCAGATCCACAAGAACGGGATGCAGTACGCGGAAGGCAGCATGGATCCGCAACAGTTCCAACAGCAGGTCTATCCAGCCTTTCAGGCGCACATTCAGGAACACATCGCCATGCTGTATACTCAGCAGGCATTCACTCAGGCCAAGATTCCACGCCCACCACAGAATCCCGATGGTTCACCGGCTGAATTGACACCGGATATCGAAGTGATGATCACGCATGCCGTGCTCAATGCATTACCGGCGCCACCAATGAGCCAGCAGCAACAAGCCGAAGCTCAGAAGGCACAAGACATCCTCAGTGCGTCGCAAGCCAAAGTGCAAGCCATGCAGCAGGAAACAGGTGCCAAGATCAGCCGCGAAGATAAGTTGGCACAAGCGAAAGCAGCCCGTGAAGACGATTTGGCACGCGCTAAGGTTCAGCGAGAGACTGCTGGTTTCGTGACGAAGGCTGCACGCGATCACACGGCTGCGAAGCTGGACGAACAGCGTAAGGATCAAAGTTCAGCCGCTGACATGATCCGTAAGAGCGCAGCCGAGGACGTAAAGCTACATTCGAGCGCACTGCAAGCCAAGATCAAGGTGAGTTCCGCTGCAAAGCACGCAGATATCAAGGTCAAAGCCGCAGCCAAAGCAGCCAATAAACCCAAACCAAAGAAGTGATGCACGATGCTCAATCGTAAGTCAGTCCGCAAGGCACGTCAGTTTCTGCGCAAGAACGCGCATGCGACCACGGCGGATATTCATCCAGAGAAATTTGCTGCGGCCGCACAGGAACAGGGTGTAGGATTTAGTGACTTGTTGAAGTACATCTCGCGCTTGTATTCAGCAGGTCAGAATGAATCCTTCCAGCGGCAAGAGGACATTCACGCAGCAGCAGCCGCGCCAACAATACAGAGATGAAAAGATGATCACTATCAATACAACGAGATCGGCGAATGGAGAACTACTTCACTTCGGCGCATTCGCAGATCAACACCTTGAAGACACGGATGCCAATGTGTTGGAAGCTGTTCAAATTGTTGCTAACTTCCTAAAGCCATATGCAGGCAGAATGATTTACTTGCGCAAACCATTGACCATCACTCGCGGTCAAAAATCATTCGAGGGTGACAAGACGTATGCGTTGGTGAATATCAGAGGCACAATTCTGCTCGGAGAGACTGAAGAAGATGTGTCGAAGATACCGTGGCAAGACCGATACACAGAAATAAACGGTGGGTAATTCATGAACGCCAAACGCGCCAAAGCTACCCGTCGTCTAGCAAAGGAAGCGTCACGCGGTATCCCAGACAAGGTGTATGCTTCGCAGCAGCACCAGCGATTGGTGCATGACATGGATAACGGAATGTCTGCACTGCGCGATGTAGGGTCGACAACTTATTTGCGAGCCGGATGTGGTCGGTGGATTTATCAGCATTTCAAACGTGGAGTAAGCAATCATGATGTCACGCGGTGATTCAGGTCGGCAGATGAAGGCAGGGCTAGGCAATGGCGGTAAGAAATCCGTTAAGCCTGGAAGCGTAATTGATGCACCAGAGCCAGGTAGTTCAACGTCTGCCTATGGCGATGAGGTTGGTGAATCTATTGCTGAGAATGCATCTGAGATGGGCGATGGTCCATCCGAGAAGGTGCGCACTGGACGTGAAGGCAAGGCCAAACCAAACGTCAAATACAGTGGTGCAGTGATGTGCGGCGGCAATCAGGAAGCCAGTCGCGGTGCAATCATGAGTGGTAGCAAACCCACCAACAAAGTGACAGGTGCCGCCATGCGAAACGAAGGTTCCAGCGAAAGCGATAAGGATACTCGCGGCTCTGTGATGAAAGGCTAAGCGCGATGTTAGAATACAGCATGTTCATCGAGACGCTGCGTAAGCGTCTCAATGAGCGACGTGAGAAACACATCAAACGGATGTTGAGTGCCTTGGAGCAAAAGGAATATCATGCGCTTTGTGGGCGGGTGGCAGAGATAGATGATCTTAAGGACACCATCACTGGCCTGGTAAAGCAGATTCACGAAGATGATGATCCAGATCCTTTAACCAAAACTAAATCGAGATGATGTATGTCAGCAAAAATTGATATCGATAAACTGGCTCGCGAAGCTCGCAAGCAAAACCAACGGCAACGACAACTAGATCCAAATGAAGTAATCAAGGTCGTACAGCCTTCCGGTTGGAATATTTTCATCGACCCGCTATCACCTAAGACGGTTTCTGAAGGCGGTATTGAGATCGCGGCAGAAACACAGACGGTTGAGGAAGTGAATACTTCAGCCGGGTATGTGCTGGCGATCGGACCAACCGCCATGACCGGCGTCACCGAGTCAGGCATACGGGTAGCCGAGATACTCTACAATATTAGCCGACCAGAACAACTGATTGGCAAATGCGTTGTGTTCCAAAAGTACACCGGCCAAGAAATCAAGTTGCGCAAGTTGGGTAAGAAGATCATCGTCATGACCATTCCGGAGATTCTGGCCATCGTGCACAATCCAGATGATCTGCAATTCTGGATCTAATTTATTTGGCGAATAGCTTAGAGGCAGAGCAGTCGGCTGTTAATCGACAGGTCGTAGGTTCGAGTCCTACTTCGCCAGCCAAAAGGTCTCGTAGAACAGTGGTAAGTTCAGCGGATTGTCGATCCGTGGACACGGGGTAGACTCCCGTCGAGACCGCCACTTTCAATGATTCGATTCGATAATAAGGCACTCTCTGCCATATAACATAAACAAAAACAACGGTTTACTATTCGGCTGCACTTAATTCCTCCCCAATACGGAGCGCAGCCCATGTTTCCCAATGAAGATTCCACTGAACAGAATACTGCCGACGATGTCGGTGGTGGCGAGTCTGTCGGTGCGCAAGTCGATGTCAATCTCGCCGAAAAAGACACCAGCAAGGCAATCTCCCGTGTAACAACGAGCGCCGAAACCACTCAAGAAGCCGACCATACTGATGATGAACGTCCTCGCGGTAACAACCGTCTGGATCGTGACATTGCCAAGCGTATTGGCCGGTTACAGCGTGGGTTCGATCAACGATTCGCCGAGCAATCAGCCGAGCATCAACGTGAAATGCGGGAGATGAAAGAAACCGTCTCGAAGCTACAAACACGTAACCAAGACCCTACCGATCTGAGTGATTTTCAGAGCGAATTGCAGGAACTGGAAGAACAGTACGCTGCCGCGCTTGAAGCCGGTGAAAGCGCCAAAGCGTCCAGGATCAACACGAAGATCGCCACCAAGGCTGCTGAATTGCAGGCCGCACGCATGCGACCGACGCAATCAGCACAGCGTGAGCAACGCACGACGGAAACGTCTCAACCACAGCGTGGTAGTGGCGCCACTCCGTTAGCAAAACGGTTTATTTCGGCCAATGCAGATTGGTGGAATGATCCTGATTGCAAGATCGAACGCATGGCAGCGATCGCGATTGATGATGATCTGATCCAAGAAGGATTTGATCCCAACACTGCTGAGCACTACGAGGAATTGAAAGCCCGTATGGGTGATAAGTTCCCCACGTTCGACATCTCACTTCCCGGCAATCGTCGACGTCAAGCTGAACAAGTTGACGAAGAAAATGATGAGCCACCGATTCGCAAACAGTTAGCCAAGAAGAGACCAACGTCGGTTTCGGCTGGTGTGAATCGTGGTGCCTCACCCGCCGTTACCAATGGCCGAGTGCGTTTGACCAATGATGACTTTGCTCAAATGCGTGCCTATGGACTTGACCCAGAGAACGATAAACACGTTCGTCAGTGGGCTGAGGAAAAACGCGAAGTTGCCGGTAGTCGAGGTTAATAATGAAAGCTCAAGCACAAGATTTAATGCATATTGCCCAGAAGCGTCGCGAACAAAAACCCGCGATGGCTCAGCAAAACAAACGCCGTTCCGCCAAAAGCGCGAACGCAGGTGTTCACGAAGTGAAGCGTGATGTACACCCTAATCGAGTTCAAGAAGCAGAGGCATTATTTGATGATGATCTGCCAACTGAAAAGCGCTGGACACGCGCATCAAGTTTGCCTGGTATCCCTGCCCCTCCCGGCTTCGTTGTACGCTGGGTGCGTTTGCATAATCGCACTAACGGGGACTGCGCAAATCTCGTTCAATACCAACAGGAAGGTTGGAAGATTGCACGAAAAAGCATGTTCAAGAAAAAGGACTTGCCACTCTCCCACCTCACTCGCCACGGCGAAGTGATCGGGAATGCAGACACCATTTTGATGATCGCAACAGAATCATTGGTGGCTGATCGACAACAACATATTCGGGACAGAACCGACCGAGCGACACGTGGTGTGCATGAAGAATCGGGATTGCTCAAAGAGCTTCGCCCAGAAATGCCACTTGCTGAGGATGTACGTAAGTCCACCTCGCAATTCCACCGTATGCGTCGTCGCAAAGCGGAACCAGCTCCAGAAAGTGCGGGTGTCGAAGAATGACTTCTTCAACCACTTTTAACGGAGGCATACCATGCCAAACGTAAACGCAGCACGTGGGTTGAAAGCTGTTCGCCATTTCACAGGTGGGATTGTTCGTGAATCTCGATATGAAATTGCGAGTGCGCTGGCTTCCCTAATTTATCAAGGCTCCGCAGTGAAAGCCGTAGGTACGAACAAACGTATCGACGTCGCCGCAGCGGGTGACCGTCTTATCGGTGTATTCCAACAAGTGTCTTATCAAGACGCCACTGGTGATACCTTCTTCCGTCGTTACTGGCCTACTGGACAAACTCTGAAAACGGGTACGGTCGCAGAAGCGTTGGTACTTGACGACCCATTCATCATTTTCAACATCCAAGTTAGCGGTGTCGCTGGCTTAGCTGCTGGTGATCCGGGTGCCTTCGCCGACTTGGTGATTGGTACGGGCAGCACGCAGACGGGTGAGTCTGGTGACATGGTGGATCAAGCCACGATCACGTCGACCGTGGCCACTGGGGGACAGTTGTTCATCGTTCAATTGAGCGACGTACAAAGCAATGCATACGGCCAGTATGCAAAAGCCGATGTGCGCATCAATGAGCACCAACTGTTGAGTTCAACAACTGCTGGTCAAGCCGCGATGGCTTACTAACTTGGGGGTAACTAGCTATGACTATTGTACGTGGTGATACCCGCAAGCAACTCCAACAGGGTTTGAATGCGGTATTTGGTTTGACCTACAACGAATGGCCAAATCAATGGAAAGACATCTTCGATCAAAACACTTCGCAAAAAGCGTTTGAAGAAGAGGTTATGCAAACAGGTCTGGGTTCAGCGTTCCTGAAACCCGAAGGTCGAGGTGTTGAATACGACGACATGGCTGAAACCTATGTTGCTCGATATCAGCATGCCACTTTCGGTATCGCTGTTCAGATCACTGAAGAAGCAATCGAGGACAATCTGTACGCAGATCAAGGTCAACGTATTGCACGCGCTATGGCGCGATCGATGGGTTACTTCGAGGAAGTTCAAGGCGCAAACGTGCTGAACAATGCCTTCGACAGTAACTTTCCAGGTGGCGACGGTGTGTCGTTGTGCAGCTTGAGTCATCCACTTGTGGGTGCTTCTGTGTTGCCAAACACGCTAGTGACGCAATCCGACTTGTCGGAATCGTCATTGGAACAAGCAGCCGTTGACATCTCTAACTGGACTGACGAACGCGGCATTCCAGTGCAGTGCTCAATCAAGCGCTTGATCATCCCAACTGCCACTCAGTTCGTTGCCACTCGATTGTTGATGACTCCGTATCAACCTGATACGAACGACAACAACATCAATGCAATGTTCAAACTGGGAACGATTCGTGATGGGTTCTCTGTGAACCGCTACATCACGGATAGCAATAGTTGGTATGCAATCACTGATGTGCCAGATGGCTTGAAGTACTTCCTCCGTCGTCCTTTGAAGAAAGGCATTGAAGGTGACTTCGACTCCGGCAACATGCGTTACAAAGTGACCAAACGTTCATCGTTCGGTTTCTCTAATCCGCGTGGTGCTTACGGCTCATCGGGTTCAACCTGATCGTTTGAGTTGATCTATACCCTGCTGCCGGATGGTGGCAGGGTTTCTACATGCTCACTAGGACGTGTTCTACATTGAGGATCGTGACATGGCTAATCGTAATAATATTTCTCGTGCTCTGTCGGTATTCATCGGCAAAGTAAACTACGGCAAGTATCAATCCGGCGCTCCCGGCGTTGAAATGAGTCCGTTGTACAAATTCCGTTCTGCCCCTGCATTGGGTGTATCAACCGATGTTGCTGCATCGCAAGCTGTCGTCAGTACAACCTTCGTCATCAACGGTGCACGCGCATCTGGTGGCGTAGCGACGTTCGACGTACCTCGTAATGTGATCGCAGCGTGGACAAACACAGCAATTCTGACGATCACAGGAACTGATCAGTACGGCATTACCATTACTGAAGTAACAGCATCTGGTACCTCGCACACCGGCAAGAAAGCCTTCAAGACAATCACTAGCGTCAGCAGCAATGCCTCGATCACGGGTGCAACTGTTGGCTCTGGCAACGTGTTGGGCTTGCCTTTCCGCGTAGATGCAAGTGACTTGATTGCAGCGCGTTTCAACAATGCTATCGATGCGGGCACATTCGTTCCTGCTGATACCACTAGTCCAGTGACTAGCTCGACAGGTGATCAGCGCGGTACGTTCGCACTGGCCGGCACATTGGATGGCGCAAAGGTATTGACCCTCTTGTTATCAGTATCTGATCGAAGCACGCAAAGTGGTTCGTTTGGTGTTGGTAGTTAACATTTCTGGGGGAGTCGGTGCGCGGCCTCTGGGTTGATCATCTCACCCGTTTGAGTTTCGTCGCGACTAAACACCGAATCCCCTATTTTTTAGGAGGACACCATGCGTCCAATTACAGTCGCGTTAAATTCGATCTCTGTCAGCAATCCAATTGTGTTGGATCGTGGACGTGTTCCTACAAATGTAGCCATCGGCGTGAAGATCACTGTCGGCACTGCCACCTACTCAGTGCAGTACACCTACGATGATCCATTTGCAGTAGGTTTTAATCCTTCCACAGCGAAGTGGTTCACTCACTCGACGCTCAGTGCGTTAAGTGCTGATGGTGATGGCAACATCGCTTTCCCTGCTAGAGCTGTACGGCTTAACGTTGCAGCAGTTGGCGGCGGCGGTATCGTCACAATGACGCTGATTCAGTCAGGCAATTAACCGGAGAACATCATGCAAGGTGGACCAGGTATATCGATGGGTGGTGGCAATTCCAGTAGCGACCAGCTATTCAACATGCTGAAACTGTTGTCCGATAGTTCAGCGTTACAAGCGGAATACACGCGGCTCGATGGTGCACGCAAGTCAGCACAAGCCGTGATTGATTTGGTGGCGCCAGCGAGTGAGATCCTTACCATTCGTGGTGAGATCGATGCACTCGAACAGCAGGCACAAA